AATTTAATAAATGCAGATAGAATGGATGTTCCCGGTAAAAACTTGCTTTTTGGCGACAAAGAAGATGATGATGTATCTACTGCGGATTTGCGTAAAGAATTATTTGAAGCCGAAGATGTTATTGTGGGAAGAAAGAAAGATAATGACCATGGTTTAGGGGAACTATTAGAAAGACAAAAAGAACGCGCAGAAAAAACAATAATTCAAGAAGAATCAGAGCCTGTTTCTAAATCTCCTAAAAATATTGATTAATTAAATACAATAAATTAAGATGTATAAGAAAATATAAATATTTATAATATTTATAATATTTATTGAAAAATATTATAAATTAATTATTACCATTTTGATTTGCGCACATTTATTTTAGGTCCTTTTTTCTTATCTCTTATATTTGGGTCATACATTTCTTCTTCATTATCAGAGTCTAAATTTTTACTAATTTCCCAAAATTCTTTTGAACCTAATTTGAATGTTTTATGATGGTCTGCTTTATACCAAAAAATTTGGTCTTGCAATTTATTGGATTTAGCATTATTATTTATTACTAAACATTCAAAATTTTCTGTACATTGATCCATTACTTGACAAAAACTTTCAAAAGTTGGAAACATACCTGCATAATTTTCATAAATACGCCGTCTATTTGCTATATAAGGTTCGCGTAAAATGAAAACATAATCAATATTTGTACGTAAATTTGGAGGAATACCTAAAGGATATTGCATAGTAATAACAAGCATTATTTTCCAATGACGCCCATTCATAAAAAGAAGACGCATCATTTTATCTTTAGTCCAACTGCCATCATATAAACAATCATCTAAAATAACAAATGCACGAGGATCTATATTTGATTTTTTATAAACTTCTATTTCTTTTTTTACTTGTTTTAATACTGTTTTTTGTCTTTTTAAAATATTTTCTATAATAGCAGTATTATATTCATCGTGAATAAAAAGTTTTGGAACATGTTCAGCATAAAAACCATTACCTGCTTCAGTTCCACTAATAACAGTTCCTATTGGTATATCTTGATGATAGTAAAGAAGATCTCTTACTAAATATGATTTACCTGTATCACGACGACCAATTAAAACAATTACAGGACCTTTATTTTCATCTGGTCTAAAACTAATAGTTTTAATATCAAATTTTTTTAATTCTAATGTCATTATTGTTTAATAATAATATTATATAATCTAAGATTTAAACTAAATAATCTAGGATTTAAATTAAATATTGCAAAAAGTAAATAATATTTAGTAATATTTAAAAAAGTAAATAATATTTAAAAAAAGTAAATAATATTTACAAAAAAGTAAATAATATTTAAAAAAAGTAAATAATATTTAAAAAAAGTAAATAATATTTAAAAAAGTAAATATTATTTAGTAATATTTAAAAATATTATTTGTGTTATAAATAAGAAAAATAAGTATATTTAATTTATTAAATGGAATTAAACTATAGAAAAAATAATAACAAGCAACTTTTTGAAACAATTAGCAATACTGAATTTTTGGATATAACAAATATACAAAATTACTTTCCCTTATATAACTATTATTTTGATTTAAATAGCAACAATTACAATACTATTAATCTAAATAATAGCTATAAATTAGAAGCTATAACAAATAAAATCAATTATAATAAATTTGTAGGCACAATATGTGATTTGTGTAATAATAAATTGTGCAAAAATATTTTTATTAAATTTAGTCCATTAATAGACCCTGTTAAATATATGTTAGGAAAATATGATAATTGTTATAATATTTTAGAATTACCTAAATTATATAATAATGATCATATAAATAGTAATAGCGAATATTATAAAAAATATAAAAAAATATTGGATCCAAATAACTCAGCATATATTGATGGCTTTTTTTCATTTTTATCTAGTTGCTTATTAAACAACTATAGTTTCTATAATGGATTAAATTATTATGGTGCATTTTTAGGAATAAAAAATAATTTTAAAGTTAATATTTCTGAAGATTTAGAATTTTTAAATGAGTCTGATAATTTTCATAAGCATATAAACAGTTTATTTAAACTAGAAGGAAGTGAAAAAATGAAAAATATTTTTGGCAAAACTAATAAATATAAAAAATCATTATTAATAAATAGTATTAGCAACAATGAGGTAAATATTGAGGATTTAATAGAAGATTTAAATAAAGATTTAAATATTACTAATCTTGATGTAACTAATCTTGATGTAATTAATCTTGATGTAACTAATCTTGATGTAACTAATGTTGATGTAGCTAATCTTGATATAAAATGTTTAGAACATAGCTCTCTAATTCCAGAAGAATTAGAATTGACATATGAAAATCTAGATATTTTAGATAAATCTTCTAGAAAATCAAGTAATCATAATACAAGCAAAAATGAAACAACTAATTCGGAATCATGTTCTTCTAGGTCATCAAATACAGAATCATTACATACAAATACAACTGATTCAGATGAATCAAGCAGTGAGGAAAGTTATGACGATGATGAAGAAATATTTTGTTCAATACATAAATTTCCAGTTGAAATTATAGTATTAGAATGCTGTCATGATACATTAGATTCCTATATTGCAAGTAAAAAAATTAAAGATGATGAATGGGAGTCTATTGTTTTACAAATATTGTTTACATTAATTACATATCAAAAAGTTTTCCATTTTACTCATAATGATTTACATACAAACAATATTGTTTATGTAGCAACTGAAAAGAAATATTTATATTATAAATTTAACAATAGCCATTATAAAGTTCCAACATTTGGCAAAATATATAAAATAATTGATTTTGGAAGAGCAATTTATAAGTTTAAAAATAAATTTATATGTAGTGATAGTTATTCTGAAGATGGAGATGCTGCTACACAATATAATTGTGAACCTTACTTAAATGAAAATAAACCGCGTTTAGACCCTAATTATAGTTTTGATTTATGTCGCCTAGGATGTAGTTTGTTTGATTATTTTATTGATGATTTGGAAGATATAAAAAAATTAAAGTCCCCTATAAAAAAACTAATGATAGAATGGGTTTTTGATGATAAAAATAAAAATATATTGTATAAAAATGATGGTTCTGAGAGATATCCTGATTTTAAATTATACAAAATGATAGCGCGCAGTGTTCATAAGCATACTCCACAAAATGTATTAAAAAAACCGCTATTTGAGAATTATATAATAGCCAAAAAGAAAATTAACAATCCAGAAGCAATATTTAATATTGATGAGATTCCAATTATGGTGTAAAAAATTATTATATTTTATAACAAAATATAAAATATAAAATATAAAATATAAAATATAAAATATAAAATATAAAATTAAAAATCTGGCTCATTTGTAAAAGCACTTAGTGATTCTTTTGAATTTCCTATTATTTCATTAATGTTAAGTTGTTCTAAACCAAACATTGAAATCATAGAGCATAAAAATACAATTAAACTATCTTTTGTTATGTCTTTTAATGATATTTCAACTTTAGTTATATATTTCATATCTATTATTTTATAAATCATAAATATAATACTGATTGCTATTGATGGTATTATAAAATTCATTTATTATTACAAAATAAATGAATTTTATATATATAACGAATTGATTTATTTTAATTCTTCTATGTCTAAATCTAAATCTAAATCTGCTTCTGATTTTTCATCATCAGTACTTATTTCAGTCTTTAACTCTAATAAATCTAAATCTATTTCATGAGGGTCGTTCTTAATATTTTTAATATTTAATTCACTTGATGGGACTTTCACTTTATCTATTTTTAATTTATAATTATCTTGTACATCTGATTCTACATCTGATTCATCATTAGACTCATCCTTGTAAATAGGCTCTGATTTTGATAGTGATGAACTCATTTTTGAACCGCCATTATTTTTAACTATTTCTAAATTATCTTCATTTAAATCTTTTGTAGCATTTTTAAGTGCTTTCTTTAAATTTGTTTTACTTTCTTCTTTTACTTTTTCAAGCGCATCTTTTTTTATTTTTTCTAATTCTTTTGCTTCTTTCAATTTATTAAGTTTCTCCAATGCTTCTTTATCTGTGACAATTTCTTTCTTTTCCTCTACTTCAACATCTGTTTCTTGTGTTTCATCTAAATACATTTGTAATATATGTTCAATAGGAATACTCTCTCTTATTGTATTTAATATGCACTCTTTTATTATTAATTCTAACTCTCTATTATTTTTTTGTATTTGTAATGGTTTTATATTTATTTCAAATAAATATATATTAACATATACTTTTCTAGCAACATTTATATATGTTTTGTGTATAAATTTACCTAAATCAGGTATATCAATATTAATTTTTTTTTGTTTTAATCCTACACGCGAACATGTTAATGATTTTAATTGAGTAATATGAACACAAGATAATAAATCTTCTAAATAGTGACATGCACTAGATGTAATTATTCTTTGTTTCTCATTTTCAACTATTTCAGAACTCCATTTTGGTATATTATTTAAAAAATTTTGAAATGTCATTAAATATTTAGATTCTTCATCATTTTCTTTGCAAACATTATAGGCTTCTGAAAAAACAGATCTTAAACCCTCGATAATACATGGTGCTAAAGTATTAGTTAATCTAGCACACCACTCATTTTTTGATTCAATTATTGTTGATAATGTATAATCATCCATATTTATAGTTTAAATTTTATTTTTTAAATAAAAATTAAACTAAATTGTTTAATAAAATATTATTAAATATTATTAAATATTGAAAAATCAATAATACAATTATTATTATAAAAATATAATAGTATAAATATTAAAAATTCTTCACAACGTACTTCCTTTTTATAAATATCAAAAAAGAAAACAAATTTTAAAAAGTCTGATTTAAAATTGGAACAATTTGTAAAATATTCCAATAAATTATTAGCACTAATTCCTTTATTATATATTAATGAACTATAATTGATTAATACTATATTTTTTGAATTGTCATTTAAGTCTTTCATAGCATTATCTAAATTTTTAATAATTAATGCTAATTTATTATTATTACTATTATTTACTACTAAAGACTTATAAATAATGTTTAAATTGTTAATATTGCAAAATATTTCACAAAATCTAGATAATATTGGTCTAATAATTTTTGACTTATTTGCCGTAACAATAAAAAATCTTGTATTATTATATATTTCAATTGATCTTCTAAGTGCTGATTGAGCATCTAATGTTAAGCTATCAGCATTTAATAAGACAATAGATTTAAAATTTGTTATATTTTTATGAATTATTGTATTTGCAAAAAATCTTAAATTGTCTCTTATAAATTTTATATTTCCTTTTCCCAAGCTACAATTCAATATGAGTGTATTATTTTCTATATTTTTATAATTTTTATAAATATACAATAATAATTGTTCTAATAAAGTTTTTTTTCCAATTAAATTATTTCCGTATAATAACAAATTTGGTAAATTATTTTTATCATGTAACTCTTTCAAATTTTGTAACATTATTCTAAAGTAAAAAAAAATATTTAAATTAAAATAGTATTAACTATCTAATAATACTATTATTATATTATAAAAATATATTATAATATAATAATAGTATTATAACATAAAATAATATTATAACATATATGCGATATATATGTTATATATTATATTTTTTATCTAATTTTATAGACTATTCATATAAACTATTTGAAAAAAATACCAATAAAGTAATTAATATTATTGATAAAACACTAATATATAATCCTAATCTTAATCCTAATCTTAATATTGCTTATGAAAAACGTATTAAATCAAGTAAACGTATTATTTCAAAACTACAAAGATTTAAAATACCGTATGATATATATGGATTAAGAATTATATATAATGATACTTCTGATTACTATAATACTCATAGTGCTTATATTATAAAAAATATTATATATGAAAATTTTAACACACTAGATTTTATAAGTGATGATTATATTGAAAAACCTAAGAAAAATAATTACCAAAGTTTACATATTTATATTATGACTAGTTTGTTAATAGAAATTCAAATAAGAAATGCAAATATGCATAATATATCTATTAATGGTTCAGCTTCGCATTATAATTACAATAAATTAAAATAAAATAAATTAAATTAATATATTATTAATATATAAATATATTATTTATTAATAATAGTATTTATAATAGTATTATTAATACTATTATAAATAAATACCACTTATTTAAATTAGTATTATGACTGATTCACAAAATATAGATGATAGTGAAAAATTAAATATAATTTTCAAAGAAATATTGGGTTTTCCATCTACATCAGATAATATTAATTATTATGAAGAATTACAAACTAAATTCAATACATATACGTTTGGAGAAAATGTTTTATTAGAAAATATTACACAATATCCCAATTTTAATATAAATGGAAATGCTAGAAGTGCTAACGAATTAGGTTTGTGTGATGCCGATTTTTATGATTATTCTTATAATCCATTAAATAAATCACAATGTAGCATTGTAGATGATAGCACGGGAACTATTAGAAGGTATAAACATTTAATATTACAACCAACACATGGAACGCGAGTTTCTAATTTTGGATCATCTTGGTTTAAACTAGATAATTCGCTAAATAACGTATTAGAAGACTCTATTCAATATAATTATAAATCATATTATGATTCTGAAAATGGCAATGCTTTAACATTTCCTTATTTATACGAAGTTTTTACAGAAGCTTCATTACAAGGACATGTTTCTTTACATAATTTACCATTTGGTATTCAAGGAGGTAATTGGGTTTACAATTATAAAAATGGTATTTTATACTTTTCAGATTTCAATAATTTAGCCCAGCAAAATATATATGATGGAATATATAATATAGACGATAACAATAAACCTGTTATTAGTGTTTATAAATATATTGGGAAAAAAAGCATTAGTACTTTGACAAATAATTTAAATGAACAGTCATTATATTTTAATAACAATAATATTAAAATATTTAACTATGCTCAAAATTTAACTAATAAGATTAGAAAATTGACACAATTATTTAATACTACTCTTAGTATTAGTACTAATTATTCTAATAAAACAATATTTAGTCATACAAGTTTTTTAACAACCTCAACCGATTTAATCGACTTAAGTAATTTATTTTTTAATACTATTACTCCTATCAATATAAATAGTAATATATACATTAATATTAATGTAACTTTATTATGTAGTCATAATAACCACGAAAGAATTACAATTCAATTATGGAGAGATATGAGCATGATAACAATAAATGCAAATTTGGGATTTCATAGTGCAACACAAGGTTTTACTATGCCTTATAGTTTAACATATGTAGATGATAATGTTGGTTATGGTTTAAAAAAATATTATTTAAAATATCAATTAGAATCAGCATCTAATATTGGTCAAGGTATTGTTAATGTAGCCACAACTGACACACCTGGTACCTCAAATTTTTTAGTAAGAGAAATAATAAAAACTGCAACTCCTATTAATATTATTAATACTAATAATAAAATAATATTTAGTGATTCTAGTTATACAACACTAAGTAGAAATACAATTGATTTAAGCAATACATTTTATAATATATTTTATCCTTGTAATAGTACTTATATATTAGTTCATATAAAAGCCACATTATTTTGCTCAACAAATTATAATAACAGAATAACTATTGAATTGTGGAGAGATAATACATTACTAATTCAAGATTACAATATAGGTTCGGTTTTTACATTTGATGGATTTGTTATTCCATATAATATTACTTTTTTGGATGAAAATCCCAATTATAATAATAGCGAAAAAAAATACTATTTAAAATATAAATTAGAAGATTCCACTGCCGATGAAGAAGACTTAGATGTTATTAATGAAGAACAGTTAGGTATTATAAATATTAGAACTGCTAATATGTATGGTTCATCTAATATATTATTGCAAGAATATGCTAATATATCTCATAGTATTATAAATAACAATAATATATCTTATAATTATGTAGATTGTACAACCACTACTAATGAACTAATAGATTTAAGTGCTGTAGTTTTTAATACTATTAATCCTTGTAATAATAGTTCAATTATTGTAGATATTAGAACAACGTTAACATGTAGTTTTGGAGAAGATGAAACAATAACAATTGAATTATGGAGAGATTCAACAATGCTTATGTATGACTGTAGTTTAGGTAGTTCATTTACAACGGAGGGCTTAATTATTCCGTATAATGTTACTTACTTGGATGAGAACGTTTCTCGTGGTCCAAAAAAATATTATTTAAAATATAAATTAGAAAACAATTTATATCAACAAAAGCAAGGTATTCTTAATGTTAAAACTTCGCAAAATGGCTCACCTAATATTTTGTTAAGAGAGATTAGTGATACTCATACTATTTACAATAGCGTTTTAAATAATATTATTAACTTTACTACAACTACATCTAATTTAATTGATTTAAGTGACTCATTTTTTAATATTATTAATCTTTCTAGTAATTCTAATATTTTAGTAACTATTAATGTTACTTTGTTATGCTCTTATGCCTATGGTGAAAGAATAACTATTCAACTATGGAGAAATTTAACTTTGATTTCAGAAGATGTCGGTTTAGGAACATATAATGCTTCAAGTTTAAGAATACCATATAACTTAACTTACTTAGATGAAAATGTTAATATAGGAGTATTTAAATACTATTTAAAATATAAATTAGAGAGTAATCATGGAGTAAGTATGGGTTTAGTTAATATTAAAACTTCTTCAACATTTGGTTCAAGTTCGTTCTTTTTAAGACAAATTTAGAAGAATTATTTTGTTTTTATAAAATAAAATAATTAGTGTAGAAGAATTATTTTGTTTTTATAAAATAAAATAATTAGTGTAGAAGAATTATTTTGTTTTTATAAAATAAAATAATTAGTATAATATAGAATAATATTATATATTACTATAATATAATTGAGTATGGGAGATAGTGATATTCTTATTAATCACCCAAGATTCAATAGACCAACGCATGATTATATATTTACAGGAGCACAATTTAGAGGTGGCAATGATATTAATTCTGTAAGATTTTCAAAAGGTGCTAATTTTATTGATATATGCAATGGAGGAATAGATATTAGTTCTTCAAATGTTAATATTAATAGAAATTTACGTGTTGATGGAGATGCTACAATAATCGGTGCTCTAAATATTACTGGAAGTACGTCATTTGCCAATATAACTGGTACTAATTTTACTATTAATGGTGATTTATCAGTCAATAGTATGAAAAGTAATATTTTAAAAGTTCCTTCTACTTTTACACTTGACCCTGAAGGACATGGAGTCGAGACAGGAAAAGTAATAATTATGGGAGATTTAGAAGTCAAAGGAACAACAACCACTATTAATTCAAGTGTTGTAGATATTAGTGATTTAAATATTACTCTGGCTAGTAATGCTGCAAGCCCTGGTCAGGCTCAAGATGCTGGTTTTGATATTTCTGGCAACACAGGTGCCTCTTTTAGATATGATTATAATCCTCAAACTGCTATAGGAAGATTTAAATCATCTATTGGAATCAGTATTTCGGGAAATTTACTACCTGCTAATAATACTTCACAAGTTCCTGTTTCATTTAATACTTATAAATTAAAAACTACAGGTTTTAACACTTATACTGAAACGCCTTCTAATGAATGGATAGATTTATCGGGTTATGATATTAGTAAAGTTGTTTTAAGTAATTATTCATATATTAAAATGGAATTTAAAGTAAACTTTTCTTCTTCTCCAGAAGCAGAGCAAACTTTGGGTCTCCGCGTACAAAGAAATATAACTGGAACATCATGGACAACGGTATTTATGGACCCAAGTTTAGGTTCAAATATGGGTGTTGGAATTCTTGGCGTGTATAATGGAACATATATTGATGATTTGAGTGGTGCAACTATTTCCGATAATATTGTAACTTATAAACTTTCACAACGGAGAAATTTACCCTCATATGACACTACTATTACAAGTTTTGGTGTTATAGGTGGTAGTGCAGGAAACTATATTTTCTTGCAAGAATTATATAGACCCCCGCCAGAATAAATATATTACATATATTTATTTATAATGTGTATAAAGTATAAATTTAATAATATTTAATAATATTATTAAATGAGTAGTTTACATAATTTTAATCCAAATAACAAATCATGGAAAATGTATACAAATACAATAACATCTATTAGCGGAGATAATATAACTATTAAACCATATGAAGGTAAAAATTTATTATTAGAAGTTTCCGCAAATAATAATATTTTATTTAAAAGAGGAGACATATCTTATGGTTTAGACGATTTAATTGGCGGAGGCAACTCAACTATTATACTTACAAGCGTAAGTGGTGATATAATTCCTTATATAGATAATGCTTTTAACTTGGGAGATATTAGTAAAAATTGGAACAATGCTTATATACAAAATATAAGTGCTACACATATTAGTATAAGTGGCGATTTTATATTAAATATAAGTGGTACTGCAATAAATGTAAATACAAGATTAGGCGTGCTAGATACTTCATTTATTAATGTAAGTACAAGATTAGGTGTGCTAGATACTTCATTTATTACATTGCTTACATTGCGTGATTTAAGTGTCAACAATGCTATGACCATAAGTGGAAACTTAATACCTTTAAATCCTATAGCATCTGATTTAGGTAGCACTAATAATTTATGGCGCAATGCTTATATACAAAATATAAGTGCTACACATATGACTATAAGTGAAAACATTAGTGTAAGTGGCAACATAATGCCGTTAAATAATAATAATAACTCCGATTTAGGTTTAAGCGCTAGAAGATGGAACAATTTGTATGTTAGTAACATCGATGTGTCAGGAAGTATTTCAAATGTTAGAGATATTTGTAATGTTAGACAAATAATACCTAGACTAGGCAGTGTCAGTGACATAAGCACTAGTTTAGGAACATCTTCAAATATATGGCAAAGAGCATTTATAAATGATTTAAGTGGTATTACTAGAATAAATGGAGCAACTTGGCCTCTAACTAGTGGCGGTGGTGGAACTAGTGATTTTAGCGGAACAAATATTAGCACAAGTTTAATTCCGAGAGATACAAGTTCTATAGACTTAGGAAGTTCTAGTAAGTTATGGCGCAACGCTTATATACAAACTATAAGTGCTACTAATATGAGCATAAGTGGAAACATTATACCATTTATTAATCTTTCTGGAAGTTTAGGTACAATAGATAATATATGGCAAAAAGCGTTCATAAGTGATTTAAGTGGTATTAATAGTATAAATGGCAAAACATGGCCTTTAGATAGTGTATCTTATACTCTTTGGGTTGCAGCAGTAAGAGGAAAACACACTATTGCTTACTCGACTAATGGTACTAATTGGAATGGGATTAATACTAATATATTTGGTTCTGAAATGAATGGTATTGGAAATGGCGTAGCGTGGAATGGAACTATTTGGGTCGCAGTAGGGCAAGGAACCTATACTATTGCTTACTCTACGAATGGTATTAATTGGAACCCTGTTGTAGCTAGTAAAACCACTATCTTTAGTAATGCAGGATATGGTATAGCATATAATGGAACTCTTTGGGTCGCAGTAGGACGAGGAAACCATAGTATATCTTACTCATATGATGGTATTATTTGGAATAGTGTTCCAAATAGTAAAACCATTATATTTAGCTATGCTGGTTTTGGTGTAGCGTATAATGGAACTCGTTGGGTCGCAGTAGGAGAAGGAGACTATAGCATTGCTTACTCATCTGATGGTAGTACTAATTGGATTGGTGTTCCATATAGTAACAATATATTTAACTATGCTGGTTATGGTATAGCGTATAATGAAACTAGGTGGGTTGCAGTAGGAGAAGGATTAACAAATACAATTGCTTACTCAGATGATGGTATTATTTGGAACCCCGTTCCAAGTAGTACCAATATATTTACAATTGGAAGAGGTGTAGCATATAATGGAACTTTTTGGGTTGCAGTAGGAGAAGGAAACTATAGCATTGCTTACTCATCTGATGGTAGTACTAATTGGATTGGTGTTCCGAATAGTAACAATATATTTACAATTGGAAGAGGTGTAGCATATAATGGAACTTTCTGGGTTGCAGTAGGAGAAGGAACCTATAGCATTGCTTACTCATCTGATGGTAGTACTAATTGGATTGGTGTTCCGGATAGTAACAATATATTTATAACGTCAGGACAAGGTGTAGTGTCTGGTTACACTACTAATAAATTCATAGAACTGACAAGTAGTATAATCCCTATTAATACCAATAATTATAATTTAGGTAGCGCTACTAACTTATGGAGCAAAGCTTATATACAAGATATATGCGCTAGTACTGTGACTGCTAGTAATATGACTGCTAGTAATATGACTGCTAGTAATATGACTGCTAGTAATATGACTATAAGTGAAAAGTTAATTCCACTGAACAATAGTAGTGGAAGTTTAGGTTATATTATTAGTACTAGTACAATTATACAATATAGTTATGAAATTAATACAAGCGTATTGTCATATGAAGATCATAAGGCTAATGCATTGAGCTTAGGTAAAACTTTAGCTGTTATTTTAGACCCATCCCAAAATGAAGAAGTTAGACTTCTAATTGTAGCAGCGGGCATCAATAGTGCTTGGTTAGGAGGAGTAAGAATAATACCTGGTTCAGTTGTAGATGGAGTATCATCTACTGATTGGCGATGGGAAAATGGAGCCACTTGGAGTTATAGTAATTTTTTTGAAGGACGATCTGGACTTACAAGTTATCGTTACATTCAAATAAGTGATGATGGATATTGGACTTCTATAAGAAGCTTTGAAGCAAATCCAGTGACATCTAGTGCTGTTTATATGACTACTACTACTGTTCATATAGATAATACTCGTAGTTGGAGAAACGCCTATATACGCGATATAAGCACCACTAATATTAGTGTAAGCGGAAATATTAGTGTAAGTGGAAACTTAATACCATTAAATAGTATTAGGTCTGATTTAGGAAGTTCTAGTAAGTTATGGCGCAATGCTTATATAAGAGATATAAGCGCTAGTAATATTAGTGTAAGCGTAAATATTAATGTAAGTGGAAACTTAGTACCATTAAACAGTATTAGGTCTGATTTAGGAAGTTCTAGTAAGTTATGGCGCAATGCATATATACAAGACATAAGCGCTAGTAATATTAGTGTAAGTGGAAATATGACTATAAGTGAAAACATTAGTGTAAGTGGCAACATAGTGCCGTTAAATAATAATAATAACTCCGATTTAGGTTTAAGCGCTAGAAGATGGA